TATATCTCCTGCCGTTGGTCTTGTCCTGCTTCCACCCCCTGATGGATTTTGACCATTTCCATCTTGATATTTTCCATCATTGGAGTTTGTATATGTTTTTACATTTTTTGTTGCAAAATTAGCATAATTATCATTTTTTCTTATTTCATCTTCGTGCATAACACTTAACTTTATTCCATTACCACCACTATGAGCTTCATCACATAACCATTCAAAATAAAATTTCATACTAGAACCAATAGTTGAAACATCATAATTATTATCAGATTCTCCAGATACTTTACAATTACCTTCTGTTAATGTTGAACCTCTACCCGCCATTAAAGGATTTAATGTAGCAAAATTATTTGTAGGTGTATCTGTTGTTTGGTCACTATAACCATATATATTATGTGAACTAAAATGATTACCAGTTCCAGATGCATCATACCCTAAACCTCCTGCTTTATCTTGCTCATTAAAAATAGTTGGTTGTGTTGTATAGGCTTCAAATTGATTTATATATGGATGGTCTGCTGTTGTAGTTGTAATTTCCCATCTATAATATCTATATGCTGTTGTGTTAGTAACATTTTGAAAATTCCATCTAGTTCCAGATGATGTTGTTGCTAAAGATGTATCAGTGTCTATAGTTGTATAAGTAGAGTCATCATTGGAACCTTTTATTACTACTTGTGAAATAGCACCAGAATTACCTGCTCTATAGCCATAACTTTTAATTGTTTTTGTTACACCACTTCCAAAATCTGCATCAAATTGTACAACACCCCCACCATTATTGACTCCTATTCCAGTAGTTGAAAAATCTTCATCAATTAAATTAGCGGGTGTATCAGTTCCAAGACTTGCAGAACCGGATATTGTAACATCTAAAGTTGCATTTTCTAATTCATTTATTCTTCCATTTGAAAAATCTAAATAAAATCCATTTGTTCCATAACTAACTCCAGAAACTTTTTTTGGAATCCATACTCCATTATCATTTGTTTCACCAAATGTTGAAGCCCCATAGGCTTGACCATCCATATGATGAAATTCTGCTAAATAAGCTCCAAGATATGCTGAACCACTATCATAATTATCTCTTCCTATTTCATAATCATCTTCACCGGTTCCAATTCCGGCATCAGCATTTTGTGTTGGTTGGTCATCATTAGCATAACCTGCTCCAGAACTTCTATAGTCTTCACCATTAACATAAATTATACTTCTGTTATCAGCATTAGCTTGAGCTGAATCAAATACCCAAACAATATGATACCAAGCAGAAGGGTCTCTAAATCTACGATTAGTTTTATGTTGTGCTACATAACTTGAATCCATTATACCAATAAATAATTTATCATTAGAATCAAACATAATAAAATCTGAAGGGTCACCATCAGCTTCACCTGTACTAAATATTCTTTGACTTGCACCAAGTTTAGCCCTTTTAACCCAAAAACTAAATGTAAATTTTTTTGTATCACCCGAACTTGAACCTTGATTTAAATAAGCACTATCAGCATCATTAAATCTTGCAGAATTAGATATTTCAAATGCTTCATCTGCAGGTGCTCCACTACCTAGTATTGGAAATACCATTTATTTACTCCTTCTCTGGAAATTCACCTAATGGTCTTGTATGTTTTTTACTACTCGAATCATATGTATAAGTAAATAAAGCAGCTAAAGCATCAACATCACTAGCATTATCTATTTGTGTTTGCATAGAGTTACATTTAGTTCTTACACTTGCTCTCCAAGTTTTCCAACCACTATCCATTGTTGCTCCAGTTTCTTGTGCTTTTACTGCTATCCAATCACTATCTTTTAATAAATTATAACATTGATTATTTATCATTTGTTTTTTTACTGTTTTTAATCCTTCTATTGCAACATCACCAACATCTTCATCTTCTGGAATTAATCCATCAGTTTTATCTTGAGATGTCCATAATGTATCTGCCATTTTTTTAGCAGTGGCAGTTCCATAACTAGCAGTTACTTTACCACCAGAAAATGTATAAGTTAAATTAGTATTTATATACCAATCCGTATCTTTTTTATTTGTTTCATCTACTTCTATTGTATAAATATTAATTGCATTTCTTTCTGCTTCACTCCATAAAGAAAATACAGATGATGGATATTTATTACCATCTAAAGTAAAACCTTTATTTCCGTTAAAAAATTTTACAATTTTATTATCTTCTACTAATGCAAACATTATTACTCCTATGATAAAGTCAGTGCTTGGTTTCTTCCTACTTCTAACCATTTAGAACCATTATATCTAAATACAAAGAGGTCACCTTTACTAGCTGTTGTTGTTAATGTTGGGGCTGTATCTTCTTTAAATTCATATGTAGCATTCCAAGTTAAAGTTCTTGAACCTGTTCCATCTTGAATAATAAGTAAAGATATAAATTGTCCTGCTGCCGGTGAAGTACCACTTGGAGCAGCCAATGTTCTATTTCCTGCTAGAGTTACTTTTGCAACTGGTGATGCTATAACATCCCACGAAACAGTCGAACCATCTGTTAAAGTATCTTCTGTAAATAATACGGCTCCAGATATTGTTGTTAAATTATTAGCATTTGCTGATAATACTTTTGATGCAGCACTTGTTCCTAATGTTGCTAAATCAGAATAATTTATTTCTGCTGCTGTTGCTGATACATTTGTACCACCTATATCTAAAGTAGTTACCGATATTTCACCGGCAACTGTTAATAAACCATCAGCTACTGTCATTAAATCAGTATCATCAGTATGTCCTATTGTTGTTCCATTAACTACAACATCATCAATATCTAATGAACCACCAGTAATTAATCCTGTTGTTGTAATAGTTGATGAACCTGTATCAATAGTCCCAAATCCAGAAGTTATTGAACCAGAATCTAATGCTCCAGTTGTTACAATATTTCCACCACCTACTGAATGAGAAGCAAAATAAGTTGATACAGTATCAACATTGGTCATACGCATTGTACCACCATCATTAATTAATATACCATCACCACTTGCTACTGCTGTAGTGCCTCTTGAAGTGCCACCATCAATTAAATTAATTTCTGCTGCAGTTGTTGTTATTGCTGTACCTGCAATACTAAGAGCATCTGTTTCTACCGTCCCATCAAAATATGCATCTTTAAATTCTAAAGCATCTGTTCCTAAATCTACAATTGCATTACTAGCAGGTGTCAATGCACCATCTGTTAAAATTAATTGATTTTCATTACCTGCATAAAAATGAATTGTATCAGCAGTTTCAAAATCTATCTTAGTTTGGTCATCTTCTCCAATCTTAACATCAGTTGCTAAAATTGAAGTAATTGTTGTTTGAGCTGCAGATATTGCAAAATCTATATTATCATTTGTTGTATCATAAGTTACACTAATACCACTTTCTGTATTACTAGAAAGCATATTAGTTCCAACTGTATCTCTAATATAAGTTGCTAAAGCTGTTCCATCTACAGTTATTGCGTCTGCTTCAAGAGTACCATCAATATCAGCATTTCCACTAATATCTAAACTAGCACCATCAACTTCACCAGTTACTGTAATTGAATCTACAAAAGCATCTTTCCATCTTGCTCCCGTAGTACCTAAATCTACATCACTATCTGATTGTGGGCCAAATATATTATCACCAACATAAACTTGTTCTGTATTATTTGCATAAAAATGTATTTCATCTGCTGTTTCAAAATCTATTTTTGTTTGGTCATCTTCACCTATTTTAATATCAGTTGCAAGTAAAGATGTAATTCCAGTTTGTGCTGCATCAACAGTAATTGTTAAATCATAAGGGTCACCATCAGTGCCATTATCAGTATCAGTCCATTTTGTTGTTACACCAGAACCAATTATTTTTACTTCATTATCTTTATTAATTGAAACTTCAGTTCCATCATCATCTTCAAGAATAAATTGCATATCTGCTTTTTGTGCATCAACATATGCTTTAATACTTTGTTGTGATGCTATTGCTGTTGCTGAATCAGAAGACATATTATCTTCATCAACAAAACTTTTACCATCTAAAATATTTAATTCTGCTGCTGTTGAACTTACTGCCGTACTACCTAAAACAAGTTGACCATCAGGTATAACTATTCTTGCAGCACCATTAAGTATTAAATCATCTACTGAAGTATCCCAAGTTAAATTTGCTGATGCTGTATCTCCATAAAATATAACATCATAGCCTTGGTCATCTGCACCTATAGTTAATGTTGCATCTAATTGAACTGCTCCATCAATATCTACTGCATCTAAATTTGTTGTTCCATCTATATCTGCGTTACCAGAAATATCTAATGTTGCTGCATCTAATTCACCAGTAAGAGTTATATTTCTAAATGATGCTGCATCTTTATTTGCATCAACTACAACTGCTTTACTTGCAGCAACTGTTCCTGCAGTAATTCCATCTAGCATTTCTAATTCTGCTTCTGTTAATTCTGCTCCTGAACCAAGAGTTAAAGTTCCTGTAACCGTAAGATTATCATTAACAGTTACTTCAGAAGTTGAATGTCCAATTGAAATTGGCACACCAGAAGTTGCAGTACCTATAGTTATACCATTAGATGTATTAGAATTATCTATATTTAATGATGTTGTTGCATCTAATGAAATAGTTGTACCATCAACAGCAAGTGTTCCATCAATATCTGTATTATCTAAATTTGATGTCCCATCAATATCCATATCACCAGATATATCTAATTCTGTGGCAATTACTTTGTCATTAAATGTTGCAGCTCCTGCTGCAGACATATCTAATGATAATGCTGTTATTGCACTTCCACCATCATTACCTTTAATTGAAAAATCTTTATCTGAAACTTTAGTTTCTAATATAACATCACTAGAAGAATTATATAATCTAGCCATTTCAGTGCCATCATCTTCATAAACGACACCACTTCCTGCTGTTCCTGCATCTAAAGTTATTCCTCCTGCTGATTCTAAATTAATTGAGTCAACAGCCGTTCCATCTGAAACTAAATCTAAATCACCATCTGCATTTGAATAAATATATGTTCCTGTATCTTGAAACATTAATTTTTCTGTACTATTAACTAATATATCATCTGCAAATTTAAAGTAATCTTCATCTTCCATCCAATATAAAATACCATCTGATGTTTCACCATCAAATGTCATTGTAATATCTGTTCCTGCAGTTCCTGCTCCAAAAGTTAATGTATTACCAAGTAATTTTGTAACAGGCCCACCTTCAGCAGTAGTACCATCGTGTGTATGACCTGTACTAACAGCAAATGCTGCTAATAACTGGTCAAACTCATTATTTATATCTGATGCCTCAATGACACCGCCATCAACGATACCACTAGAACTTTGTCTTGTATATGTTGCACCCATTTATCTTCTTCCTCCCGGAGTAAATTCCATTTGAAATCCTTTCAATGTCCAAGGATTATTTGTACTTGTATCTGTAATCTTTAATGCTACAGCAAATCCCGAACCTTCAACTGATTTTCTTGTTATTGGTAAATCACCTAAACCATAAACTGCTGTTCCAAATTCTCCTACACCATAAAATGCACCACTTCCTGATGTAGTTAAAGTAATAACATCTGGTTGTGGAGTATCACTATCCTCATAGTTTAAACGAACATACATATTAACACTAACTTCGCCTTCTGGTTTCCAGTTAAGATTAATACGTTGCATATTTTTTCTAATACCGGGGTCTCCCATTGTTATATCAGGCGACCTAAATGTAGAATCTATTGTTTGTGTACCACTTGCTTGTGTCCAAACATTTCCATCGTCTTGTTTATAAATATATCCATCATAACCTCCGTGAACAGTAGTTTCAGTATTACTAATTAAATCTGAATCACAACAAGAAACTTTTAATCCTTTTATATCTGCATATTCAAATCCCATTTGTTGTGTATTTGGATTTGATTTTATAACTGCAATTAAACCTCTTGAACTATCTTCTGCTCTTTCAGTTTTAGGATAAAATAAACGATATTGGGATTTATTACCTATTACTAATGATGTTACATTATCATAACCAATTTCATTTATTCTATCTTGTACTTGTTTAGATACAGTTCCTAATTCTACGTCACCAATTCTAGCTGTTCCGGCAATTGTTCTTATTCCATCTGCTGCTAAAAATATTAAATCACCACCAAGTTCTTGAATTGAATGATGAGATAATGTACCAATATTTTTTGCTACTTCGGCTTTTGCAAAATTACTTGAACTTGTTCCTGTTATTTTATAAATACTTGATTCACAAAAAACAAATAATTCATCACGAAACACTTTCATTCCAGTAATAACATCACCCATAATAATTGTGCCACCGCCTGTATCAAAATCATCTTCTGTATACGGGCCTGAATATTGTAATGTTGATGTTGCATCAGACATTCCACTATACCACATATGATTTGCAAATGATTTTACATATTTAGGATTTGTTGGTGCAGTCCCACCACCAGTTGCATTTATTATATCTTCTGAATAACTTGTATTTAATGTAAAAGCTGCTGCTTCACCTGTTGCAATAATAATTTTATCATTACCATCAAAATTAAATCTATCAAAATCATATGTATAAGTTGTACCTTTACTTGTAGCTCTTGATGTCCAATCACCAGAAGTAGTTCCTGTACTTACAGTTCCTCCTCTTGCTACTACAATAATATCATTAAATATTGCACATAATTGTATTCTTTCAGTAGAAGCTGAAACTTGTGGAACTATTGTAGAATTATATTTTGTTGTTCCATTAATTCGTCTATATCCACCTTCAATACTTGGTTCAAAATTTGATAATTGTAGTGCTTCACCCGGATGCATTGTAAATACATCTTTATTTAAAGTTAAACCACCACCACAACTAGCAACAAATGGTGATATTTGTGAAGTATCTGGCATTAATTAACTCTCGTATCTCTCATATATGTTTTAGTAGTAATATATTCTGACCTTAATTGTTGTAATTGATTATCATATTCTTTAACAGACATTGCTGCTGCTTGTGGGTCAGAACGTAGTACATATGCATAATATTTTGCTTTTGTTATAATTACATCTTTAAATCTATCATCTAAATCCATTGTATCTCCGTGTGCTGATAAATCTGTATGTATTTTCCAATATTCATATTGAATTGTATAAGTATCTTGATTTGGCACTGGACTTAATCCAAATTTTTTATTTTGTGTATGATAAACATAATCTGGTGTACCTTGAGATGATGATGTATTTGATAAATCTGTTTCTAAATATCTATTTTGCCAATCATCATAAGTTATATATTTTAATTTTTTAATACCAATATTTTCAGATATTCTTACATAATCAATATCTAACTGTACTCCAGATGCTGTTTCAAAATATATATATGATGTTTGTGCTGTTGCATCAAATGTTGTATCTAATGTAGCACCATCACCTATATTAGATACAGATTTTGTTGTACTTAAATATTCTCCTCCACTTGCTGAAGTTCCTACTTTTATTGCCACAGTGCTAGTTGAACTAGAAGGACTCATAACTCTAACTTGTAATCTATATGTTTTATTTTTTACAGTTGAAATAGATTGATATGCTGCTGCATCATTTAAATTTAATCTACCATTTCCACTAGTTGTATGTGAAGGACTTCCATCACCAGTAGTCCATCCAGTTATATTAGAAGTAAATTCTCCATTAGTAACTAATTCTTTTGGGACTAATCTAAATGTATCCCAATCTATTTTTCTATATGCTTTATCTGTACTTTGTGGTGATGCAGATGAAGGTAAATCATATGTTCTTTGTCCTGCATAAGTATCTTGAGTAGTAGATAAATACAAATCTGGAACTTCTGATAGTGAATTATAAACTTCGTGCATTGCTTTTAATACGAATTTTTTTACTGATGTTTGAATACCCCTGCTACTTGAAAAAGTAGTAGATGTTAATTCTGGTTCATTTAATTCGTTTAATACGTTATTTACTAATGTTAAATAAGTGGTTGCCATTATACTCCCAAATGTGTTTTATTTAATCCTGATACAGGAAAACTGTTAAATTCTACGCAATATGAATCGATAGCTGTTACTGATTTATATTCTGTAGATTTACTATTATATGCTTCGTGTAATTCATATCTTGCATATTCACACTCTTCTTGACTTGGATATATAAATCCATTATATTTAATTGAAGGTGCGTTAGGCATCGATATTAATACTAATAAAAACCATATATTAACCATAAAAACTCTTTGTATGGGGCAGAGCAAGGCTACTTTGTGATTTCTCTTGATGCCCCATTTTTTAATTTATTTTAATTTGTTTTGGTTGCTTTTCTTTTGGTAAATCTTGTACCAATGTTATATTAAGCATACCATCTTTTAATTTAGCATCTTTAACATTCATATATTCAGATAATTTAAATGATTGTTTAAATGTTCTTTCCGCTATACCTTTATAAAGATATTCTTTTTCTGAAGCACCAAATCCAGTATCTCCAGAAATATTTAGAGTATTTTCTTTTTGTGTTACAGAAATATCTTTTTCAGAAAATCCTGCTACAGCAAAAGTTAATTTATACTCAGAGTCATTCACCTTTTCAATATTATAGGGTGGATAACTACTTGGGCGAAAGTCAGCTATATCATTAAATAAGCTGTCAAACCCCACCGTCATTGCCCGAAATGGGCTTAGGTCTATCCTTGTCATTTTTGTCCTCCTTATTAAGCAAGGTTATTAATGTATCTATCTTTTTCTCTAATCTAGATACATCCTCCTTTAAATCATTATCATCGAATAAAGGAGTAATTTTTTCAGTCTTTGTCATATTCCATTTAGCCATATGATTCCTTATTTATAAAAGGGGGCATAAGCCCCCTAATATTATTTATGTTTATGAGCTGTTAGAAGCAGTTTCATCTGAACCGCTAATATCACACATAATTGCCCATACTCTTACTTTTCCTGCTGTGTCTTGTGCACCACCAGTTAAAATATCAATGGTATCTGCTGTTTTAACGACAAGTTGATGTGCCGCATCAGTAGCATCCATTGGAGCGTGACCTGTTCCAGTTGCATCGTATCCATCAACCCAACAATCTGGGTCATGGTGTCCTGCTGTAGAACCTGTGATACCTAAATCAAAGGTAACAGAAGAAGAAGAAGCTGTTAGAACTTCTAATCCTGCACTTAAAACAACTGTTTCTGCCGGTACGTTTAGACATTGTATAATGTCACCACTTGCCGGGTCAAAAGCTGAGTTGTCAATTGTATTTTCAACATAATAAGGCTTTCTTCTAGTCGAAGGATGCCCAGATGTTGAACCAGTAACTTTACTATGAGTCGCCATTTGTATATCCTCCTATTAGTCAATTAACAAGTGTCTACATTGAAGAGCAGTACTTCTTAGTACTTTTCTTCCAAACACATGTAAACCTCTTACTATATCAGCAAATGAATCTGGGTCTCTTACTACTTCTGTTTTTGCAATAGCATTAGCAGTAGCAGTAGAACTCATGTGTCCATAAAGTACTTTATAGTAATTAGATGTTGTTGAAGCGGCAAAGTTATTAGTCATATATAATTTAAAACCATTTACTCTACCTTCCAATACGTTACCATTACGTAAAGGTGATTTTGAATCTCCAGTAACAGATGCATCCATAAGTTTAGCACTTGAATTACCAAGTTGCTCATAAAACTCTGGAGTTCCTAAGAACCATCTGTTATCTGTAGGAACGTCTGCACCATGCAATCTTTTAGCCGCATTAGCTAAAATATTTGCAGGGTCTTCTTCTGAAGTACCGAAACCTGTATCAGTTCCAGAACCATCAGAACCAACAGTAGTACCCGCACCGGATACCATTGCTGCAATAACGTTTTCGTCATAAGAATCTTTTAGAGCATATGCTCCAGAAGAAGTAGCCAAAGACTCCCAGTTCACATGAGATTGTCTTTCTTCAATATCGTCAACTTTAAAAGCAAACGCATTAGCTTGGTCTACTACTAATTGCAGTTGGTCATCAGCCAGATTCTGGATGTTGATTTGACCGCCTCTAGTGTAAGAACTTACGCTAATTGTTGGCTCTTTAATAATATTAACTGTATCTCCGAAATTTTCAATCTCGCCTGCATAGTCAGTGTTAGTAATATCTTCCACAACTGATGCAGTTCTAAAGAACTTTTGGACTTTTTGACTGTATATTACCGGTAACCAATTACCCGAGGGTAAGTTATCATAACCGGCTGATTTAGTTATAGCCATGTTGTCCTCCTATAGACTGTTAAGATTATTCACGAATCCTACCTTCTTGTCTAGCTAAATCAATTTCCTTTTCGTTTTTTACAAACTCATGAGGTTTCATTTTAGCTATCTCAGAAACACGCCAGATTTTTTTATCTCCTGCTTCAACATCTTTTTTAGAAGTAGATGTAACTGATTTAGATGCTTCCTTTTTGCTAACACTTGCTTTTTTAGTAATACCCTTATCCATTTTATATAAATCAATGGCACGAGCTGCTAAATTAGCATTTGATGCGTTATCATATAACCAACCTTGAATTTCTGGACTTTGAGTTGAAACCCAATCATGAAATTTATCATCTGCTCTAATTTCGTTAAAGTCTGGATGAAGTTTTGATAATTCAACTTCAGCTTTATCTTTAGCTACGTTAGCTTGTGCAGTTTCCAAATCTTTCATTTTGGTTTGAACTTGCTTGGCTTTTTCATCCGCTTTTGTGTATGCTATAGTTTCAATTATATCATATACATCTGGATATTTTTTCTTCCAAGCATCAACTTCCTCTTTCGTTTTTGGTAGTTGAATCTTATCAGCATTTTCTTCTAACTGACGTTTAAGAGATGATATATCATCTTTGTGTTTATTGACAGTAGAATCGTAGTGGCGTTTAAGGTCATCATAACGTTTCTTAAACACCTTCTCTTCAGCATTAACAGGGCGTTCTTCCTGGGGAGTGGCTTCTTCTTTTGAAGAAGTGTCCTCTGAAGGGGTAGCTGTATCGTCTGTTTCAACCTTACGTTTATAAGGTCTAGGCTCGAGAAGAGCCTCTACTTGAGATTCATCTTTCGTTTCCTCTGTTTGAATCTCTTCTTTTTTATTTTCTTCCATTTTATCCTCCTTAATTGGTGCTGTTGGAAAACAGGTGGCCTAGAGTCGCATTGGGGCTATGACTAAGCTGTCATAGGTGGCCTATCCATTGTTGGTGCCCCTAAACCTTCTGGTGAAGGTGCAGGAGCTTCTGCCATTGCCGTTTCTGGCATAGGCTCTGTCGCAGGAGCGGCAGCATTTGCTGTCATATCCTGTACAAACTGTTGCATAGATTCTTCTGGAGTATTTCCAGGATATCTATTTGCTATTATTGAAACTGGTATTACTACAACAGGTTCTTTTGGGCCTCTATTAGCTACATTGCTAATATCTACACCATTCTGTTGTAATGCCATTTTAACATCTTCCGTTAGATGCATATCTAAAACTGCATCTACATTTTGTCCTGGTTGTTCCATAGGAGGCTGTTGTGCTCCCATTGGACTTCCCATCATTCCATTTGCCATATTATTTCCTCCTATTTATTATTTATCGTAATCTTTTTGATATTGTTGTTGTGCGGCTGTCATTTGTGGTTGTGGTGCCATTACACCTGCTCGTGGGCCTACGTAAACTGTATTATTAGTTCCTGGATATGTATAAGGTTTAGGTACAACTGGTTTAGGGTCACGAGGTGTAAAACTATAACCTTGACTTCCTCCCCCACCAGTTTGATTATCAGTTACTTTTGTATAAGTATCTCCTTTATCATCAGTAAATGATTGTCCTTTTTCCATAGCATCTATTTTAGCTAAATCTGCTTCTGCTTGTTTCTTTTCTGCTATTTTCTTTGCTTTTTCTGTTTCGAACTCAACAGACGATTGTCCAGTTACAGAAGTTATTTCTTTTTTACCTATATCTTCAACATTACTAGACATCATCGCATTTATATAATTTGTCCAAGTATCAAATCCACTTCCAACTCCTGCTGTTACTCCTGTAGTACCTGTAACTCCTGCAAATTGTCCATCTTTCCAATTATACGTTCCAAATGTTCCAGGTGTTGTTGATATTTCTAAATCTGATGCATAATCTAACTTTGGTGAACCATCTTCCATAGTACCTACTGCAACAATATTAGAGCTATCTATTGCACCCATACGCATTAAATCTTGTATAATTTTATTTGTTTTTCCATCTACTATTCCTGGTATTTTAAAAATACCTTTTGCCAGTGAGCTACCTAAATTATTTTTTTTAAAGTATAATTTTCCATCATCTCCAGTTTTAACAAAACCTCTTTCTTTTAAGTTATCAATATAACTTTTTGCATCTTTGTTTTCTATCCATTCTTCTTTTTGTTCATTAGATGGTATTTTATTTGTATCTGAAAAATTATTATCATTTCCACCTGTAGGTTCGTTCATCCATTGTCTTGGTGCATAATTAGGGTCTGGTACACATTGTTTTAATGTGTTATCATAAATATATCCTGCAGGACAAGGGTCTTCACTTGGTGGTTGATTTGTATCTGGTGTTTCTGGTGCAAATTCAAAATCTGGGTCTGATGATGTATAACCACTCCATGTTGGTGGAGTCGGATTAGCATATTCATAATCTGCTTCTGTATAACTCCATTGGTTAGTATTATTATCATAAGTTAATCTTAAATTTGTAGAAGAATACGTCATTTTTTAAGTTGCTCCCGTAGTGCCAGTAGCTGGCGAAGAGAAGCCAGTTTCCCCTGGTTGCGGTACATTTCCTGTTCCGATGTTGCCACCTCCAGAGCCAGTTGGGTCTTGCGGATTCGCTCCTCCAACATTTTCTCCACCTTCATCCATACCGGATTGTTGATTATTGCCTTGAGTTCCTGTAGTTCCATTTGCCATTCCCATTATTTTTGCAAAAATTGCTGCCCGTTCTGGGTCATTAATTAATTTTTCCGGTTCTATATCAAGAGCCTTTGCTATTTCAGATAATACTGTATGCCATCTTACGAATGGTGCAAGGTTTTGATTAGAAGCGGCTTGTAAGAAAGTCATCAACCTTTGAGACCTTACTTCTTTTTGCATTAATGATGAAGTTCCTCTTGCTTTGATTTCTACATCTCCACGAATTTCTGGACTATCTTCATTAAATTGCATATTCCAGGCAAACATAGCTTCACCTAGTGGTCGCAATAAATAATCATCAATATTTTTAACTACTGTTTTAATATTAAGAGCTGCTGCTCCCATTAACATAGACATACCTGCTGCAGTTCTAGTTGTAGATTGCACACCTGTTGTTCCATGTGAATAAGATGGTATACCTGTTGATTCATCTGCTAATTGTCTAAACCTATCAAACATCATTAAATTTTCATTTGATGTACTTGGAAATTTTAAGCCATGAATAGCTTGTCCTGGCATACCACTTTGTCTTCTAAATATTTTACCAGGATGTACTTTCATATCTTGTCCTGGTACTAACATTGTTTCATCAATGTCAAATACTAAATTACCTGCTAATGCTAAATTATCAATAGCCATTCTTGCATGACCATTCATAATTGTTTGTGAATCATCCATATTTTCTGGAATACCTACACCAAAAAATTGATAAGGATTTATTTCATATGGTGATACTAAATAAGGTATTCTTCCTGGAGTAAATGGATTAAGAACTAATCTTAATATTTTTCCATTACATACCCAACAATTAACTTGTATCTCATCTAAATCATCAAGAGAATCTTCATCAATATCTAAACCTGCTTGTACCGCTAGTTCTCATTTCTAAAATAAGGTCTATTAGCTAAATCACGAACTTGAGATTTTGTATAGTTATGTCTTTGTATTACATAATCAGCATCTTCAATTGTTACAGCATCTGGGTCTGGATAAAAATCCCAACAAGATACAGCTTCAATTTTAGGAACTAATTTTGTTTTAGGATTATAAGTATTTTCTCCTGTCTCTTCATCTTTGTTCCAATAATGTTGAACTTTATCATAAGAGAAAGGCCCTTTAATAATTCCTGTTCCAAGTAAAGCCATTT